GTAGCCAATGCAGTAAATGGCTATATCTGGGCATTGAAGGATATTGATACCAATACCCCAGTTAATGCTTCCAGTACCAATAGCGGAACTGGAACTACGGTTACTCATAGCTCTGTAACCCCAAGTGTAAATAACACTCTGCTCTGTGCCATTGCAACGAACGCTGCTGCAACAGGTTCGTTTTCTACCCCTACCTTTTGGACAAGTCGAAATGGTGTGGGTACTGGCTCGAATATGCAGACCGTAGGTAGGACGGCTTCCTACTATGACACAGCCTCAACTGGCAACGTAACTAGCACTTCAGGTGCCAATGCAAAGTGGGCCACCCAGCTATTAGCTCTGTCCCCACAAACTACGATCCCTACTAGCCCCTTGTTTGTCACTGGGGTATCAAATACCGCAGCAGTGGGTACGATTGGGGTAACTCGTAGAATTACATTGTAACAGGGAGAGAATCATAGATAAGACTCTTGAAAAGTATTATGAAGCACGGATGGAAATGTTTGCATCCCAAGGATGGAAAGATTTTATTGAGGATGTAAATCTAGCAGCAATAAAGACTGGAGATATCCATAATCTTTCCACCATTGAGCAACTTCATTTTAAGAAAGGGGAATTGTCTATCCTCGAATGGATTACATCCATAGAGACTCTATCTCGGGATGCGTATGACCAGTTGTTAGAAGAGGAGAGATAATGCCAATCTATACCTATGTTTGTCCTAATAACCATTCTCAGGAAAGTTTTAGACGCATGGATAGTCGGGATGCTCCTGAAATATGTAAAGTCTGTCATCAAGCGAGTGAGAAAGTAATCACTCCGGTAGGAATTTATCTGGAACCCTTCACGGGAGACTTTCCAGATGCAGCAGCAAAGTGGGAACGTCACCACGCCGAAAAACTTGCTTGGGAAATCAAGCACGAACGGCAGCATGACGAAATGAAGTAATTTCCAACAATCTTATAAAGGACTGGAAAATGAGTGATACACAAGATAGTGGTAATGAGCAAATCGTTGATGTCTTATCCCCATTAACTGAAATTGAGGATACTCCCGAAATCAAAGACTTGGAACACGATGTAGAGAATGACCTTCCTGCAAAGTTCCGGGGTAAAACGGCTAAGGAAATCGCTCAGTCTGCTTTGGAAGCAGAGAAACTGATCGGTAAGCAAGGCCATGAGCTAGGTGAGTTACGCAAGATCGTTGATGGATACCTTAAGTCTCAACTGCAACCTGCCACAAAAGGAGCAAATGAGCAAGAAAAAGAGTCTGCCAATCGTGATCCACAATACGAAGCTGGTCTACGATCTATCAAGAAAATGGAAACTGAGTTAAAGCTACGCGATGCTCACCCAGATTTTAAAGATATTGTCAAGGATGAAGCTTTCGCTGAATGGATCGGAGCCTCTAAGATTCGGTCGAAACTGTTCCAAGCTGCTGATGCTGAGTATGATTTTGATGCAGCAGACGAATTGTTCACCAACTGGAAAGAGATTAAAACTCTCAAAGCCACGAAAGAGGCAGAGAATGGTGCTGAAGAAAAACGGAAAGTTGATCTGAAAGCAGCCAAAACCAGTAACGGATCGGGTGGTGGTTCGGGCGGCAAGAAAATCTATCTTCGTGCAGACCTCATTAAGCTACGTCAACATAACCCTGATAAGTACAACTCTATGGATGCTGAGATTCAATTGGCATACAAGGAAAATAGGGTTCGCTAATCGGGAATAGCGAATAATAATTAAAAGGAGTCTAAAATGGGCTTAGGTACTAATCAAGTAACTCTCGCAGTCGCTAACAACTTCATCCCGAAGCTGTGGAGTGACGAAGTGGTTGCATCCTACCAGTCGAATCTGGTGGTTGCCAACCTCATTAAGCAAATCAACTGGGTAGGTAAAAAGGGCGATACCGTCCATATTCCAAACCCAAGCCGTGGCGCAGTTACCGCCAAGGTGGCTAACACTCAAGTTAGCTTTGATGCTGCGACTAACGCGGATATTCCGGTAGTCATCAACAAGCACTATAACTACTCGAAAATGTACGAAGATATCGCTGATATCCAAGCACTGGCTTCGATGCGTGCGTTCTACACTGATGACGCTGGTTATCAATTGGCGAAACAAATTGATTCTGATTTGATCGCTCTGGGTGCCTCCTTCCAAGGTGGTTCTGGTTTGACTACCTATACTGGTGGTTTCTCGGGTGCTGATGGTACTACGGCTTACGCCGATGGCGCTCAAACTGGTATGGGTGCCTTGACTGATGCGGCTATCCGCCGTGCCATTCAACGTTTGGATGATGTGGACGTTCCACAATCGAACCGTTTCTTGGTGGTTCCTCCAACTACCCGCAACACTATGATGGGCCTGTCTCGCTTTACTGAGCAAGCTTTCGTGGGTGAAGCTGGTGGTGCGAACACCATCCGTAATGGTCAGATCGGTGACGTGTATGGCGTCCCAGTGTTGGTTACTTCCAATGCTGCCACCACGACCACGGGTAGCAATCGGGTTTGTTTGCTGGGCCATAAAGATTGTATGGTACTCATTAAACAGTTGGAAGTCCGGGTTCAATCGGATTACATTCTGGAGTATCTGGGTACTGCGGTTGTTTGCGATACCATCTATGGTCTGTTGGAACTGCGTGACAACGCTGCCGTTGCACTGATTGTTTCTCCGTAATAGAAATTAAGTAGGGGCTGCTATTGCAGCCTCTATTACTTACCCTTTAGAGAGGAATAATTATGGCTGTTACTAATATTGTCACTCAACGTGGCAAACAACAATTCAATGGTGTATTTGATGAAGTCTGGGCAGTCTCGTTTAGAGAATCGTCCAACGTAGCCCCCACCACGGGTGCCAACGTTCTGTCGAATGTAACCGTTCCCGGTGCCAAATTTGGCGACCAAGTGCTGGGTGTGTCCACCAGTGTATCTCAAAATGGTTTGGCAATGACTGGCTATGTGTCGGCGGCGAATACCGTCACGATTGCATACGTCAATAACACTGCATCAACTGTTACTCTTACCACCCCAAAGGTGTATTTTGTTCTCGCCCGACCCAACTTCATTGTATAAGGTTCACATGGCTAAATTTAAAGACAATTCTTCGGGACAGATTTATGAATTTGCTACTGCATATGATGTGGAGCAAATGCGTAAGCATCCTGATTATACTGAAGTGTTGGAGACTCAAAAAACTCCAAAGGAAGAAACTTCTAAGAGTAAGGCATAATCGTGGCTACCGCATTAACACTGGTTAATGCCGTACTTAGGCGGCTAAGAGAAAGTCAGGTAACTAACTTCTCTTCCGCCTATGCTGCGTTGATCCTAGACTTTGTAAATGAAACCAAGCGGGAAGTAGAAGATGCTTGGCGATGGACTGCGCTCCGCCGTACCTTAACGGTGGTAACTGTGCCCGGTCAACAACTCTATACCTTAACTGGCAGCGGCCAGTATTTCCAATTTCAAGATAAAGATAATCGCATGTTCAATGCGACTACCTCCGGTTATCTCTACCCGATGTCGGGAGATTTAATTGAAGAATATAAATGGGTAACTACCCAAACCAATGCGATTCCCAACAATTACCGGGTAATCGGATTTGATGGAACGGATTCCAAGTTTGAACTATTCCCTGTTCCAGACCAGATTTATACCTTACAGATTCCTGCATTTATCCCAGACCCGGAATTAGTGAACCCTACCGATATAGTCTCTCTACCATCACTGCCCATTATTCTGGGTGCATGGGCACGTGCAATTTCGGAACGGGGTGAAGACCAAGGGATTAAAACCACAGATCAATACGTGTTGTATCAAAATGCCCTCAGCTACCAAATTGCACTTGATGTGGCTAGGGTTCCGGGGGAAACCGATTGGACAGTTAGCTAATGGCTCAAGAACTCAAATCCGTTTCAATTGCCGCTCCCGGTTTCTTTGGTTTGAATAACCAAGAGAACGGCGTAGGGCTGGACGTATCGTGGGCCTCTGAAGCCTTTAATTGTGTAATCTCTAAAGAGGGTAGCATTGAAAGCCGCAAAGGCTGGCTACCTGATTCAGATGCAATTACAGGTCTGCCAAGAATTGTCCAAATCCATGAGCATATCAATTCTGATGGCTCTGCAGAATTACATTCTTTTACAGACGATAATAAAATCCTCAAAGGCTATGTAGCAACATTGGCAGATATTTCTCCCACGGTTGCCCCTACTGCTGGCAACTGGAAAGCTGTCAATTTCAATAACAATTCCTATGCATTCCAAGCTGGACAAGACCCCTTGGAATACACGGGTAGTGGCGTGTACGCCAAGGTAAGTGCTGGCTCAGGCTTTCTGGATAGTGCCGATGCTGTGATCGCCACCATGAAGCCAAATGAATGTCTAGCGGCCTTTGGCCGTCTATGGGTAGCTGATGCTCCAGCCAACAAAATGAAAATTTGGTGGTCTGACGCCCTATTGGGCAGACAATGGACAGGAGGCTCCTCAGGCTCTTTAGACCTGCGCAGTGTACTGACCAGAGGGATGGACACAGTTGTCGCCCTACGGGCTTGGAATGGCAATCTGGTGATCTTTTGTAAGCACAACATTCTGATCTATTCCGGGGCAGGTGTGCCCTCGGGTATGCAACTGGTGGAACAGATTGTAGGGATTGGCTGTATTGCTCGGGATAGTATCCAAGAAGTTGGTTTGGATATTGTGTTCTTGAGTGATTCCGGGGTGCGGTCGTTAGGCCGCAGCATCCAAGAAAAATCCTTACCAATCAATGACTACTCCAAGAATATCCGGGATCAATTGCGGAGCTATGTCAATAGCGCCGATCTATCCAAGGTGCGCTCAGTTTATTCCGAAGACAATGCATTCTATTTGCTGACGCTACCTAGCCCCAGCTATAACACATGGATGACGTATTGTTTTGATATGCGTCGGCCATTGGATGATGGCACGTATCGGGTAACTATGTGGAATAATATCAATCCCTCCGCCCTCAAGGTAAGTATCAATAACAATTTGTACATGGGGCAGAAGGGTTATCTCGGGAGATATGTGGGTTATCTGGATAATCTAGCTACCTACAATATGACGTATTACACAACTTGGATTGACTTTGCAGTAGCTCAGGAGAAGTTTAGCAAGATGATGCCAAACTATGGCAGCTTTCTGAAGTTCTTGAAAAAGCTGACAGTCACCCTTTCGACTTACACCGCCACAACCCTCACTTTTAAATGGTACTTTGATTTCTCCTCAACTCAGTTTTCTAATCAGATTACCACAGTAGCTTCCTCGGCAGTAGCCGAATATGGCTTGGATACCTCTGAATTTGGTATCACTGAATATTCACTCGGGGTATTGACATTCCGAATTGAATGTCCTTTGTTTGGTTCCGGCCAAATGGTGAGATTGGGCATGGAATCAGCAATCAACGGCTCCAAAGTGGAGATTCAACGGATGGACTTGTTGGCTAAATTAGGGAGAATGAATTGAGTAATTATACTAAAACGACTGACTTTGCAATTAAGGATTCTCTGGCAACAGGGAATGCGGCAAAAGTTATCCGTGGTACTGAGCATGATGTGGAATATAACAATATCGCCTTGGCGATTGCTACCAAAGCAGATATCTCTGGTAATGTGGCTACCGCCNGGCTTCCGCCACTACTGCCTCACAAGTCAATACAACCACTTGGCATATGTATGAATCAGGGGGTTATCTGTATTTCACCTGCTCCGGTGTTGTCAAAGCACGGCTTGGCCCGGATGGTACTTTTTATCACACTGGCGACGGTGGTGGATTTGTGGCGCTGTAATGACTATTTCAACTGGACAAGTAACAACTGGGGCGCTCAATCTAGAACTAGGGCGGAGCGTAAGCTCCCCTCTGGTGTGGTCTGATGCTGGGCTAATCCTCTTGCGGGGATATGGTGGTGTTCCCTATCTGTGGTCACACTTCCACGGTAAGACTCGGTTTGTCTTGGGTGCTGCCACCAGTGGCCTATTCCCCTCTGTTGTTGGATATGACAATGGTGCCTTTCTCTCTGTACACGGCTCTATGTCGCCTCAATCAGACACACGTTATGCCATATCTGCACTGACAATGGAATTTACAGGTAGCTCTTATATCACTCAAATAGTTATGCCCGGTGCAGTAGGGCCAAGTCAGTTTTCCACTCTGGTGGTAAATGGGATCACACTCCTTTCGAGTAGTGCTTCCTTCAGCAATCCGGGCGCTCAAGGCCGGTGGCAATGGAATGCCAATGTTGGAATTCTAAACGGTGGGATTTATTCGGTGTATATCAATTAAGAGGGACTAAATGAGAATTCTTAATGTAGCTGGCTTTGCAGCCTTTCTGTTTGTGGTATCCCAGACTTCTTTTGCCCATACTCTCACTGAATGGGAATGTCGGGCATATGCCAATGATGCCTATACGGTAGTCTTGGCAAAGGAAACTGGAGTGGATAAAGACATGGTATTGGCTGCACTACAGAGCTATATCCATGACAAGCCTGATTCCAGCTATATTAAAGATATTGATGATTTGCGTATGACTGTCAAGATGATTGATGAAGCCTATGCCTCACCTCAGCATCCCCTCGGCTTTGCCGAACAAGAGTATGACAAATGTGTGGAAACCGTTAAAGAGAAATCTATTTAATGAATGATCTAGTTGTACCAAATAAAACCCTGCGGGAGAAAGTCAATCGACTGGAAGCAGAGATTGAAAAACTTCCCCAGTGTGAAATACCTTTGGTGCATCATTTTGCTCCCGGATTGTATCTCCGAGAAATGTTGATGCCCAAGAATGCTGTCCTGACAGGTGCCGTACATAAAACAGAACATATCTGCATCCTGTCCAAAGGGCATGTAAAAGTAGTAACAGAGGAGGGGGTAGTTGATCTAATAGCTCCTGCTACCATCCATTCCCTGCCGGGGGCCAAGAGAGCTATTGTTGCAATTGAAGATTCAGTCTGGACAAACATCCACCATAACCCAGACAATATCCAAGACCCCGATATTCTCACTGAATTGCTTACCGAATCAAAGGCCAGCGAATTACTAGGTGGTAAAGACAACAAACAGGTTCTCCTAGCTGAGCAATCTGTCATAACAATAGGGAGTTAATTATGTCTTTCGGAATCGCAGCAGCAATCATTGGGGGTGGGCTGGGACTCATGGGTTCCATGAATCAAGCCGATGCCGTCTCTCAAGCTGGACAAGACACTCGCGCCGCTTCTGATGCAGCGGTACGTTCACAAGAGAGCATGTTCAATACCCAGCAAGCCAATTCTAATCTCAAATACAATCAAATTCGGGGTGATCTGTCTAGTCTCTTCGGTGGAAATGTCAATCAAAACTTGACAGGAGCTAATGCGGGTGCAGGTATCTCAGGTGGTGGCATGACTGCGGAATCGCTCCGCGCTTTGCTCCTGCCTCAATTCACTTCACAATCTACTGCGGCCAATATGCCTAATCCCAGTGATTATGATGGTGCTTATAACTATCAGCTTGCTGTGCAACTTGCCCAGAAAATAAATGGTGGGGCTGCTGGGGGTGTGGATGAAGCTGGTTTGAATGCAGCCATTCAACAAATCCTTGCCCAACAAGGTGGGGCAGGTGGTGGTGCTAGTGGCATTGCTCCCGGTTCCATCTTTGGCCCGGACGTTATGAACAACCCCCAGCTTCAGCAAGTTCTCCAACAGCTACAAGCTGGTGGTGTGCAGCTAGGCAATACAGCGGGTTCCTTGAACCCTCTCATGTCGCAATTCGGGAATACGGCTTCCAGCCAGTTGCAGCAATTCAATAGCTTCAACCCACAAACGATGGCTCAGGATATCTATTCCAAGCTGGCCTTGCTTGGCAAGCCCCAGCGGGAGATTGATCGTGCCAATCTGGAATCTCGTTTGTTGAATCAAGGTATTCTAACCTCTAGCCCCGGCTTTAGTCAAATCAATTCAATGGATCAAGCCAATAGCCAACAAGATTTGGCTAGGGAAATTCAATCCATGTTGACTGCTCAGTCTACCCAGCAACAAATGCTGGCGAATGCACAAGGCGCAGCCGGAACGATGGGTAGTCTGGCTGGTCAGCAAGGTAACTTGATTACCCAGCAAGGCAATCT